TTGTATCAATCTCCTAAATCAGATCAATTAACCGCAGAATCTTATTTAAGGGTATATGAAGGTAATTCTGAAATGGTTCCAGGTTTTACAATGTCTATGAGGACAAGACCTCTTTGTATTAATAAATTTAGAGAATTTGTTGGTGATAGATCAGTAACTATTCAATCAAAACGTTTGTTGGAAGAAATGAAAGTATTTATTTGGAAAAATGGAAGACCAGAAGCTCAAACAGGTTATAACGATGACTTGGTTATGTCGTTTGGGATTGGTATGTTTCTACGAGATACTTCATTAAAATTTCAACAGCAAAGTTTAGATGGAGCTCGTGCGGCATTAGGTAATATTCAAAAATCAAAATCTTCCCATAGTGGGGGGTATAGTGCTAATAGTGTTCAAAATCCTTACTCAGTAAAGATAGGAGGAAAAGATGAGGACATAAGTTGGTTATTATAATATATTTATAAATAAAATAAAATGGCAGATAAAGGCTTATTTTCAAGATTAAAAAGATTATTTTCTACAGATGTATTAATACGTAATGTAGGAGGTAATGAACTCAAAGTTATGGATGTTAATAAAATCCAAATGTCTGGTGAGTTAGAAACTAATTCTCTAATAGATAGATTTAATAGAGTTTACACAAATTCAGCTACTTCATTATATGGCCAACAACAAAATTTTAACTATCAAACTTTAAGACCTTACTTATATTCAGAGTATGATGCAATGGACACAGATGCTATTATAGCTTCTGCATTAGATATTGTAGCAGATGAATCTACTCTTAAGAATGATATGGGGGAAGTCTTACAGATAAGATCAAGTGATGAAAATATTCAACAAATATTATATAATTTATTTTATGATGTTTTAAATGTAGAATTTAATTTATGGCCCTGGATTAGAAATATGTGTAAATATGGTGATTTTTTCTTAAAGTTAGAAATTGCTGAAAAGTTTGGAGTTTATAATGTTATACCTTATACAGCATATCATATTGAAAGACTTGAAGGTGGAATGGGGGTAGATAAAGATGGTAACCCCTTAAATCCTACAGAAGTAAAATATAAATTTGACCCTGAGGGTATATCAGGAGCTGATTCAGGTTATTATAATGTTCCCAACTCAGGAAATCAAGCAAATTCTATTATATTTGATAATTATGAAATGGCACATTTTCGTTTATTAACGGATATGAATTTTTTACCTTATGGTAGAAGTTACATTGAACCCGCTCGTAAATTATTTAAACAGTATGTTTTAATGGAAGATGCTATGTTAATTCATAGGATTGTTCGTGCTCCTGAAAAAAGAATTTATTATATGAATGTTGGAGCAATTCCCCCTAATGAAGTAGATGCGTTTATGGAAAAAACTATTTCTAAATTAAAACGTACTCCTTATATGGATGAACAAACAGGTGAATATAATTTAAAGTATAATATGCAAAATATGCTTGAAGATTTTTATATTCCAATTCGAGGGAATGACTCAACTACTAAAATAGATAATTTAGCAGGATTACAATGGGATGGAATTGCCGATGTTGAATATTTAAGAGACAAACTATTTGCCGCTCTTAAAGTACCTAAAGCCTTTATGGGTTATGATGAAAATACTGATGGTAAAGCTACATTAGCTGCTCAAGATATTAGATTTGCTAGAACTGTAGAACGTATACAAAGAATATTTACATCTGAATTATATAAAATTGCTTTAATTCATTTATATACTCAAGGATATAGAGATGGTGATTTAACTAATTTTGAAATTTCATTATCAACCCCATCCATAATATATGATCAAGAAAAAGTAGCTTTAATGACTGAAAAAATGACATTAGCCCAATCAATGTTAGATAGTAAATTAATCCCATCAGATTGGATTTATGAAAATATCTTCCACTTTAGTCAAGATCAATATGAAGAGTATAGAGATTTAGTTAATCAAGATACTAAACGTGGATTTAGATTATCACAAATTGAAGCTGAAGGAAATGATCCATTATCATCAGGAAAATCTTATGGTACACCTCATGACTTAGCTGCATTATATGGCAAAGGAAGAATGTATTCTGATCCTTCTAATCTACCAGATGGATATGATGAAGAAACAACTAATAAAGAACCATTAGGTCGTCCTATTGAAAAATCAACTAATAGAGATAAACAAGAAGGTAATTTTGGTAAAGATAGATTAGGTAAAAAAGGTATGAAAAAAGATTATAATGATACTTCATCACCCCTATCGGAGTTAGAATCTAATAAGATATTATCTAAATATGAAGATATGTTAAAAGATATACCAATTAATAAAAATGTATTATTATCTGAAGATAAAGTTAGTAAAAAAATTAAAGGAAATGTAATTAATGGTAATAATAACAAATCTTAACGTATTTATAATAAAATAAGTATTGATGTATATAAAACATTCAAAGTTTAAAAATACTGGTATTCTGTTTGAATTACTAGTAAGAAAGATAACTGCTGATACTTTAGCAGGTAATGAGTCACCATCTGTAAATATATTAAAAAAATATTTTGTAAATACAGAATTAGGAAAGGAATATAAATTGTATGAAACCTTATTTAAATCAAAAAACCTTACAGAGGGAAAAGCTAATGCTATTTTAACAACAATTTTAGAATCTTCAAAAAAACTTAATAGAAAATCTCTTAAAAGAGAAAAATATAATCTTGTAAAAGAATTAAGAGAACACTATAATGTTGAAGATTTATTTAAAACTAATATTTCTAATTATAAATCTTTAGCTGCTCTATATACATTATTTGAAGTATATAATACAACAGATATTACTAATCCTAATCAAATTGTTGATAATAAATTAGTTTTATTGGAGCAAATGTCTTCAAATAAAATAGATAAAGATAATATTAAAGATACTTTATTAGAAGAATTTAAATCTGAGGATAAAGATGTAAGATTACTTACTTATAGAGTAATATTAGAAAAGTTTAATGATAAATACTCCCATTTGTCTGATATCCAAAAGTCAATATTAAGAGAATTTATTGAACATATTGATAGTACTAGTAAATTAAAAGAGTTTTATAATTTAAAAATTCAGGAAATTAAAAGAAAATTATCTGAAGAAATTAAATCTGTAAAAGATGATGCTACTAAAATTAAATTAGTAGAGATAAGTAAGTTTATTGTTGAAATAGGTAAAAATAAAAAAATTAATAATGATAATTTAGTTGATTTATTACAATATTGTAATCTTTTAGAAGAATTAAAACTATCTCATGGACCAGTACAAGTATAAATTAAATGAAGTCCCTTCAGTTGAACCTGGGGAAGAATTTAAAATAGGAGATACTAAAATCTCCAGTGGTGTTAGATATACAGTTTCTGCTATTGATAAAGAAACTGGAGGTATAAAATGGGATATAGATTATTTACCTAATTTAACTCAATTATTTGATGCTATAAATGATCTATTTGATGTAACTAAACAAGTAGCAGTAAAAGCTAAAGATGATCCTAAATTCAGAGAAATATATAATGATGCTAGATCATTAAGAAATAAAATTCGCACACACATCAGAAAAGAATACCCATCTGACTACCAAAGAATTTCAGGAAGAATAGAAGAAGATTTAGATATAGGTCATCAAGATAATGAACCTAAAATGACTAAAAGTGATTTAGCTAGAGCAGCTAAAATGGCTGTTATGCTTTATAAGAAAGTAGATAAATATGATACTGGTCGTGAAGTAGATTTTCCTGGTTGGTGGCAAGCTAAAATAACTAAAGCTCATGATTATTTACAAAGTGCTTTTAATTATTTAGATGGTGCTGAAATGACTAGCGAAATATCTTCAACAGGAGGAGGAGCTGGAGCTGCTTCATTTACACCAGGAACTGGGGCTCAATATGCTACACCATTTGCTTTTAGAAAAAAAGGACAAAAAGCAGATGATAAAGCTTATAAAGAATTAGGATATAAAGCAATAAATGAAGCACATCCATTAAATAAAGTGATTGGTGGTTACCCTGTTAGATATGAAGGTGATCCTAAGAGTTATAGAGCAATCGTATCAGGGCTACCAAATGATCGTGCAAGAGAAGACATAATTAAAAGAGCAAGCAAAGCAGGGTACATTGCTAAACCTAACATGGGTGGTGGAGTAACTATTTTTGTGAAAGAATCAATAGAAGAAGGAGTAGGTGCTGACTTAGGACCTGGTCCTAAAGCTGGTCATGATGGGGTTACTAAAAATGCTTATGTAAAACAATTTGCATATAAGTTAGTACCTAAAAAGATTAAAGGGTCCGGTATGATAGTAAAGCAATTATTTGAAGAAGATAAAGAAGAAAAAAAAAACTTCCAAGCAAAAAGAATAGAAGCATTTGATGGTGTTGAAGAAAAATTAAATAATATTTATACCATGACATCTAATGCTAAAAACGAAACAATAAAATATTATAAAGATAATCCTGATTCATTCAAAGTAGTTAAACCTACAGATTTAATTATGGATTATTTAACAGATATAGAAAAATTATTAAAAAAAGAATAATGAAAACATTACAAGAACAATATAACCTAATTACAGAAGGTAAAGGACATAAAGATGTATTTCTTAAAGAAGCTAAATCACGTTATCCTAATTTGATTAGCAATGTTCTAACCTATGATCAAGCTACTACTATATTAAAACAACGTTCAATAATTCAAGAACATATGTTGGGTGGGGTAGCTAGCAATTTAGGAAAAAAACCAGATTGGTTTAGTATTTTTGATGATAATATGAATATTATAGCTGAAGAAGATTTAAATAAAAATAGTTATAATTATGAGGACACTAAAAATATAGATAATCTTAATGGTGAAGAATTTAAATTAGGTGTAAATTTTGAAATGTCAAAAGTAGCTGAATTACTTACTAACCAAAATATGGGTGAATATTTAGATAAAGCTAGAAAAACTGTAGAAAAAAACTTAGCTAAAAATCCTTTACATTATATTGAAGATGCTGCTTTTGGTCAAGAGGGAATTGGATATACTGAAGATACACCAGGTTTAAAACCCACAGAAATTAAAGGAAAAGAAAAAGCTAGTGGATATGGTGATGCTACTAAAAAAGAAGCAAATGATAAATATGTAGAGGTTAAAGAATCTAAAATTTCTTTTAATGATCTATTAAAAGATTAAACTATGAAACAGGTATTAATTGAAACTTCCTTATTTAAACCTCAATCCTTTACAGAAGGTTTAAAATCAAAAAGAGGACTTCCTATAGTTGAAGGTATATTAGCAACTTGTGAAGTTAAAAATGGTAATGGTCGTTATTATTCTAGAGAATTATGGGAAAGAGAAATGGAATCCTATAAAAACTTAATTGATGAAAACAGAGCAATGGGAGAATTAGACCATCCTGAAGACTCAGTAGTAAATTTAAAAAATGTATCCCATAATATTACAGATTATTGGTGGGATGGAGATAATGTAATGGGGAAAATAGAAATTTTACCTACTCCATCAGGAAATATTTTAAAAGCTTTAATTGAAAATGGAATTACTGTTGGTGTTTCTTCTCGTGGGATGGGTTCACTTAAACCTATGGGTGAAGTGCAAGAGGTACAAGATGATTTTCAATTATTATGTTGGGATTTTGTTTCTACTCCTTCCAACCCCGGATCATTTATGCATTTAGTTAAAGAAGGACTTAATATTGATTCAACTAAAACTTATACTAAAGTAAATTCTATAATAACAGAAATACTTTGCTCTAAAGGAAATTGCCCAATCTAGTAATTTTTAGGAATCCCAATATACGTATAATCGTAAATATGCTATCGTAACAACCTATATAGCATTAAAACTCGTATTAATTACTATTACGTTTCTAAATAAACGTACTTCCCAAACAAAATTTTAGGAAAAATGAACAGAGAATTTTTAAAAGAGGCTATCGCCGATGCAAAAGCTGTTAAAGAAACTGCAATTGCAAATGCTAAAGCTGCTTTAGAGGAGT